CACGGCGTACTCGAAGAAGGAGACGGCGGACTATTCTGTCATCACGACGTGGGGCGTGTTCTATCCGGACGTGGACTCCGGCCCCAACATTATCCTGTTGGGCGTGTGCCGTGGTCGGTGGGACTTTCCTGAATTAAAGCGCATCTCCTTGGATGAGTACCGACACTGGCGGCCGGACAACGTGTTGATTGAGGCGAAGGCGACGGGAACCGTGTTGCAGCAAGAGCTTCGTCGCATGGGCGTGCCTGTGACAATGTATTCTCCGGGCGGTCGAAGGGCGGGTCAGGACAAGGTAGCCAGAGCCAATGCCGTGGCGCCGATGTTCGAATCCGGGATGGTATGGGCTCCGGAGACGGAGTGGGCGGATGAGTTGATCGAGGAGTGCGCGTCGTTTCCAAACGGGGACAATGACGACCAAGTGGACTCAACGACGCAGGCGCTGCTCAGATTCCGTGCCGGCAACTTCATTTCACTCCTGTCGGATGAGAAGGACGAGGAGACGGGGGCCGAGGTTGTGACGGAGTATTATTAGGACTAGAATGTGGCGAGAATTTCCCGCTGAGGAGGCGATCCTGTGAACCAGAGTGCCCGACAAATGTTGGCAGGCCTGCCTGTCCAGATGGCAGAAGGCGGTGCTGTTGAAGACCCGTTGTCTGCGGGTCGTCGCCGTGCGATTGCCAACGGCAATGAAGCCGGTTGGCTGCAGAACGTGGCGAGTGTGGCCAACAAATGGCTCGCGAACCCCGGCACTGCGGCCGAGGCGTATGACGGCTTGGTGAAGTCGGGGATCAGCGTGAAGGATTTGACCGACGCGGGGATTTCGCAGGATGCCATCAACAAGGCCTTGACCGTTCCGACGTCAGACGTGCAGAAGCAGGTCAATCAGGCAGCGTTGACGTCGCTGACCAGCACCTTGGCGCAGAACCCGACCTTGGCATCGGAGATGGGCGCGCGGGGAGCACAGGCAATTTACTCACAGGCGCAGCAGTACGTAGCCAACTTGCAGCAGGACGGCCTGACCGACGCCGAGCGGCAGCAGCTGCAGCGCATGGCCACGGCGCAGGGCTGGGGCTACTCGGACATCCGCGCGGCAGGCATTGACCCGTCGTTGCTGTTCAACCAACCTGCCCCGGTAGCCACTACTCCGGTAAACCCCAATCCAGTGACTCCTACTCCGGTAGTCCAGAACCCCTTCCCTGATCCCAAGCCGTACACCCCTGTCACTGTGTACGACCCGGAGAAGTTCGCCCGTGAGCAGGGCGGCGAGGATTTGTACAAGAAGGGTGAGATAGCACTGGATACTGCATTCCGTTCAAGCCCTGTCAGGCAGGTAAGTCCCACCACCGGGCAGTACACGTACACCCCGGCGGCTTCTCTTCGTCCTGCTACGGGTTCTGGCTGGAGTTGGAAACCGCCGGTGGTGACCAGTCGTCCACGAGAGCTGTTGGATGTTGGCCCGACGGCCTCGGCATCGCAACAGTACGCGCAGTCTCGGCAGCAGCAGGACCGCGCACTGCGGGACGCCTTTGCTGCCAGCAACCTCCCGATGAGTGGCGCCAATACCTACTACTGGCAGTCCCGCCTGCGTGGAGGGGACTACAGTCCCGGCGGCACATTTGACTCGGCCAAGTTCGGTCAGGACTTCCAGTCATGGGCCGCGAGCCAAGGCTCAGGGACCTCGGGCACTGCAGGCCAGTCCCAGACCGGCGGCGCGATTGCCCAGAACCAGCAGATGTACGATGAGCTTGGCAATCCGATTCCCTCGACCACTGCCAACCCCTTGGCAATGGCTCCCAAGATGTTCCTGAACATGCAGCCGCAGATGTTTGCGGAGGGCGGCGAGGCCAGAGCAAGGGAGCTACTAGACCGCCTAAAAAAGCCTGAAGGCGCCGAGGAGCAAGTCCCCGGCGCCGAAGAACCGGGGTTCTTGGACCAGATTGCCCAGAAGGCCCGCCTTCTGTCGCGTAAACTGTCTGACCTGACCCCCATGAGCGAGATGGAAGACTACGCATCGCGTACTTCCACGCTTTTTTACCCGAAAGAGACCGAGTTGGGCGGTGAAGCGGACGCCATGCGGCACATGCTGTTCCAGTCGGAGCTTGCAAACCGCTACGGCAGGCTCCCTGCAGCCGTTGTTGGCGCGTTGAACGAGTACGGACTGGGCACTTTGCAGGGCCAGTCGCGCGCGGAGCGTGGCATGGACTTGGAAAACGACGAAAAAGGCCGCGACATAGGCCTGTCTGACATGACGCAGGACGAAAGACTGCGCGAAATCATGGAATTTATTGATTCCGGCAAGGCAAAAACCCTGAAAGAGAGCCAGTTGGGCTACAAAAACGGCGGAGAAGCGCGGACCGAGGACCTGATAGCCCAGATGGACCGCATCGGATCGACGCCCTCACGCAGAACACCGCAGGAAGACCCTGTTAAAACCGAAAGTCGGGGCCTGCTGGACCGTTTGAACAGCGCTTTCTTTGAAAATGTCACGAAACCCGTGGTTGGATCGGCGGTGGACATGACCGTGGGCCTTGGTGACATCGCCCAGCTCGGTACAAAGTACTTGGCAGGCCGTGCTGGCGTTGAAACGGAGCCTTTTACCCCTGTTTCCGGCCGTGTGCAGGAGGCATTGGGCGTCGAGGGCTATGATCCGTACGCACCAGCGGCTATTGGTGCCCAGATTGCTGCAGGCCCGATGGCCCGGTTGCGTTCAGCGGCGGCCCCTGCCCTGTCTGCCGCTACACGGGCCACGGTCCCCGGTTCTGCTGATGACATGCTCAAGCGTCTGGTTGGAGATGTTGCCAAAGAGGGTCAGGTGTACGCCGGTTCAGAGGCAGGTGCGCAGATTGCGAGCAGACTTGCCCCGGATAACTTTGGCGCCGAGCTTGTAGGCTCCATGATTGGCGGCACGGCGGTCAACAGCGCCATTGCAGTGGACCCGCGTGACATGTCCCGTTCGGCGGGGGTCAGCAACATGGCATCGTACACCCCATATCCCTTTGTTCGTGGCCGGGAGTACCCATTTGTTGGTCGTCTGGACCAGTATGTGGCGGACAAGGTCGAAGGCACGCTGACCAAGGACCAGTTCTTGGGGCAGTTGCGTGGTAAGTTCCGCGACTACGAGATACTGCGCGCCCAGCAAGCCCTGTCAGACCTTGACGGCAAGGACAAAGTAACAGCAGCCGACCTGCTGACGCGTCTGGAGCAGGTCTACGATCCGGCGGACTATCGCACATCCATGACAAGACAAGGGACTCTCAACTATTCCAGCATGGACAACCCTTGGAGCGGCGGCATTTATCAAGGCAGTCCCGCAACGGGCAAATTTGGGGTTATTTCCTTGACTCGGGGAGGTACCGAAGGCTCGGCACCTCCTTCATTGAGTCCCAACATGCTGCAACAAGGCCGCGACATCCTGACACAGTTCACACAAAGGCGAACGGCTGTAGCCGATTCCCTTGCACGTGGAAAAGACCTTGGACGGATTTCCATCCTGCGAGACATCGTAAACCAGCTCCCCGACAACGACGCACAGAACAGGCTGCGCTACTACATCGATAATGTTGAGGGTGCGGTCGGGCAACAGCAGTCAATTGCCAATGAGCTTGATGCGCTGCAGGAGGACAAAGACTATCTTTTGAACTTGGCCGTGCAGCCGTCCATTGTTAATAAGCACATGCGCGAGGCGCTAGAGAGGGGCGGGGCTCCGCCGGAACAGTTGCTGCAGCAGGCGTTTAACGCAGCCATATCTAGTGCCTATGCAAGCCAAATGCAGTACCTGCCGGAACAGTATCGGAGCATGTTTCCACAAAACATCGACCTGACAGGTGCCATCAGCTATGACGACAAGGTGGCAGCGATTGCCGCCCAGATCGGTTCGGGACCTGTTCGAGCAAAACGGCAACTTCGGTACGACATAGAGGATGAAATTCACAACACGCTGACCGCGATGGAAGGCTATGCCCCTGAGTTCAATAAACTGTTTGACGTACCGGTTTCAAACACAATGCTGGGCAGTAACCCTGACTACAAAGGGCAGCATTCCGGGGTTACGGGAAACAAAGGCAATCAAATAGGCTTCAGTCGCTTTACAGAAGTAGAGACTCCACTTCCCGGAGAAACAAGCAGTGCTCGCGGCGTTTACCTACATGAGCTGCAGTCAGACCTTTTGGATGACCTGCGCCAACAGGGCGCCCCGCGCAGTGCTTCCGCAGCGGACCTGCAAGAGCGCATGCGTCAGGCGGCTGAAATAAAAGACGCCAAAGAAAGGGCGGTAATGGAGATAGAAGATCGAATAACACAGCGTCGGCAAGAGATACACGCGCTGAATAATTTGTGGGGATCTGGTGAGATTACCGACGACATGTACCAACAGCGGATATGGGAGCATAACGCTGCTCCTCCGGTGGAGGGGTACGAGCGTCTTGATTCGCTTCGGCGAGAGATGCGGGCAGCCAACAAAAGGGAGATTACCGCAAGGCAGCTGCTGGAAGACATGTCTTCAGCGGAGCTGGACGAAGCCTTCCCCGGCATGGAACGTAACTCCAAAGCGCTGCAGCAGCTGATGATCAAGAATGCCGTAGCAGCTGCCGTGGACGGAGGCTACAGTTTTGTTGCTCTTACCTCTCCCCAGCACTCCGCACAGCCTCAGCTTTATCAACGTATCCCACAGAACGCCCGCGACGTCGTCAAAGACCTTGGCGAAGGCTTCCGGGTAGTTGACCTGACGCTGGAAGGCAGTGGTGGCCCGTTCAAGACCACTGCCATTGTCTGGGGAGATGGTTCTGCCGAGGGCCGTGAGGCGGTGCAAAGGGTCCTGACACGAGGCATTCCGTTTGCAAAGGGCGGTGAAGTCACCTCGAAGCCCGATGACATCAAAAATCTGTTATCCTTCTTGGATAAGTAACCGACTGAGTAACGACCATGCCTATTGAAAAAGCGGTCAATCAAGCCCCTGAAACCGATCTCTTGGTGATTGAGGAGAGCTCTTCCCCGGACATTGAGATCATCCTTGAGGACGACGGCAGTGTTGCCGTGGAGCTTGATGAGTCCGTGGACGACGTTGACTTCTATGCCAACTTGGCAGAGCTGGTAGACGATCAGGATCGGGCGCACATCTCCTCCAACATGATGGCCCTGTACGAAGCCGACAAGTCGTCGCGCGGGGACTGGGAAGTGATGTATTCCAAGGGCCTGTCGCTGCTTGGCCTGAAGATCGAAGAGCGCACGCAGCCGTTCCGTGGTGCGTCGGGCGCGGTCCATCCCATGCTGACCGAGGCCATCGTGCAGTTTCAGGCGCAGGCGTTCAAGGAACTCATGCCGGCCGAAGGCCCTGTGCGCACGAAGATCATGGGCCGTGAGACGTTGGACAAGGCCCAGCAGGCCTCCCGTGTGCAGGACTTCATGAACTACCAGCTCACGACGATCATGAAAGAGTACACCCCCGAGGTGGATCAGGCCTTGTTCTACTTGGGCTACGGCGGGTCGGTGTTCAAGAAAGTGTACTACGATGCGCAGATGGGGCGCATGGTGTCAAAGTTGGTACTGCCGGACGACCTGTTCATCCCCTATGGCGGGTCGTCCGTCATCTCCCAATGCTCCCGCATCACCCACCGCATTTCCATGTACGAGAACGACTACCGCAAGCGCGTGTGGGCCGGCGAGTACTTGGACTACAACCTCATGCCTGAGGCATCCGCGCCCCAGACGGACATTGAGTCGAAGATCGACCAGCTTGTTGGCATGTCCCCAAGCTCGGAGAACGAGGACATCTTCCTGTTGGAGTTCCATGTTTATCTGGACATCCCGGGCTTTGAAGATGTGGACGAAGACGGCGAACCGACAGGCATCAAGCTGCCTTACATTGTCACGCTGGAAGAGACGAGTGGCAGGCTGGTCAGCATTCGCCGGAACTGGGCGGAAGGCGATGAGCTGAAGTTGAGACAGGAGTTTTTCGTCCATTACGTGCTGGTAGAAGGCCCCGGCGCGTATGGCTTGGGTTTTGTTCACCTGATTGGCGGCCTTTCCAAGGCCGCAACAAGCGCTTTGCGGCAGTTGTTGGACGCGGGGACGCTGTCTAACCTGCCTGCCGGTTTCAAAGCGAAGGGTGCGCGCATTGCGGACGACAGTAATCCGATTCAGCCGGGTGAATGGCGGGATATGGACGTTGGCGGCGCGGAGTTAAGCTCCAGTTTGATGCCGTTGCCCTACAAAGAGCCCAGCCAGACCTTGTTTGCGTTGCTGGGGTTCACGGTAGACGCTGGCAGGCGGCTGGCGGGCATCAGTGACATGCAGGTGGGGGATGCGAATCAGCAGGCAGCTGTCGGGACGACGATTGCGCTGCTTGAGCGTGGCGCGCTGGCGATGTCGGCTATCCACAAGCGCTTGCATTATGCACAGAGTCAGGAGTTCAGGATGTTGGCGGCCGGGTTTGGCGCCTTTTTGCCTGACGAGTACCCCTATGACGTGCCCGGGGCATCGCGGTACATCAAGAAACAGGACTTCAACAACTTGGTAGCGGTGCTGCCAGTTGCTGATCCGAACATCTTCTCGACCGCGCAACGGATTCAGTTAGCGCAGGCACAATTGCAGTTGGCGCAACAGGCGCCGAACATGCACAATCTGTACGAGGCGTACTATCGGGTGTATGCGGCACTGAACGTGCGGGACATTGACGGCATTTTGCGGCCACAGAATACTCAGATGCCGAAGGACCCTGCGCAGGAAAATGCGGATGTGATGGACAGCATGGAGTTGAAGGTTTTTGCTGGCCAGCAGCACGATGCGCATATCCTTTCCCACCTGATGATGGGGCTTTCGCCGATGCTGCAAGCCCTTCCGCAGGCGGCTATTGAGTTGCAGAAGCATATTTTGGAGCATGTTCGGGTCAAGGCCGAAGAAGATACGGCGGCGGAATTGTTCCTGCAGTATGGGACTGACCCTGACCGCATGGTGTCTGATTTGCAGCGCGAGGCACTGGTCGCCATCAAGGCTACGCAGTACATGCAGCAGGTTCGGGACATGCAGAACGGCCTGACTGGCCAGAATAACCAACCTGAT